GCTAAAAGCGTATGGACGTCTTTAATCATTTCTTTTAATTCGGTAAGCTCTTCTTTAATGGTTTCTATTTCTTGAGCCATAACGTCTAATCGGTTTTTTTCGTGGGTAGTCATTAGTTAAGAAGTTTTAACTGTCAATTGTGATGTTTTCCCTGTAGGGTCTGAAAATGCTACAGAATATAATATTGCGTCTTGCGTTCCGTTCTTATAATCAGATCTATTATCTAGCATTATAAATGTTTTTGTAGGGTACGATATAACGTTATAAGTGAATTTAGTACCAATTGGTAACATATAAGATTTGAATGTTCCGTTTATTTCAGAAGCTAGTAAACATTCGTTTTCCAATATTGGAGTTAATTCATCCTGTATATTAGATCTTACGGTAGAATATGATATATCTGCATTTGCATAATCGCACGAATCGAACGTCGATGATATAGCAGGTATCCCGAACTCATCTACAATATGATTACCTACTTGGCTAGATACTATAAATGGTGATCTTCTGGTAGAGCCAACAGGAGTTGGTAATGGTATATCTAAATACCCAGTCCCATCAAATTGAAATAATTTAGAATCTAATTGTATTGTCTTGTTGGAATTTAATACATTACTATATCTTAAATCGTATTGCTGTGATCTAGGAGTTGTACTTAAATAATCTCCTTTGAATGCCTGTAAATTACAAGTTTCTAAAAATAGGGCATATGCTGGATTTGTTTGTTGACCTAGTCCGCCTCCAAAACTATTTTGATGCCATACTCTTGACATCCTTATTTTTAATCCACCGCTAGATGGTATGTCTAAATTGCCTGAGATTGTAGATATTAACCTATCCGAATCATTGATATAATTTACATTTCTAGTTATAGGCAATCTGTAGTTAGAACTAAGTGAGTAACTAAATGTTACATTATCAAAAGTACCTGTTGAATTATTATATATATAATTTACATCGCTACCAGTCTCATCTTTCCCTACAAGCATTAAATATAAATAAATATTCGGGCCGTATGCCGTTTGGTCACCTGCAGATAGGTTTTTTAATCTTCCGTCTGTATATGCGGTAAATTGAAACGATATATAATCACCCGGATTTACACTTACTTCAGATGTATCAGTATATTGAATTTCATCAGATGTAAACCCAGTTAACCCACCAGAGAATCTAGGCATTAAATAAGTACCTACCCTATCGCCTATTGTATATGTTTTTGTCGTAGAATATAAAAAGAACGGTCTTGGGATAAACGATGACGATAGCACTACACTTTCATCAAAAGTTACTTCATGCCCATTATTATCATACCAATTATCAATTAAACATTCTGTCGCAAATCCCGGTTTATTAAACTGAGATATGGAAGTCATATTATGATTTGCAATGTTATTATTTATGGATGCACTATTTGCAATTACAACATTCTTAGATGGGAAATTAAAGGATACCGATTGGCTTCTATCTATATTCTTAAATGCTGCAGAGTTTAGCTCAAAAACTAAGTCATTTTCAAGTACTGTATCAATCTTTGAATAAGTTAATACGTCTGTAGAAGTGCCATAGTTAGTAACCTGATATAAATCGTAATACCTAGAAGTATCATTAAGTAAAGAATCAAAATCAACTATGTACATAACTCCATTCTTGAAATAGGCTGTCATCCCTAGTTGATTGAGTATCCCGTTGAATGAATCAAATATATTGCTATAAGTACCTATTGATTCTAAGAAAGCATTTTTATAAACATAAGTAGTATTTAAACTTAGCGGGAATGATTTCGTACCGTTTGTTATTTCATCCCAAGTTTCATATGACTGATATACGTTAGTTCCGAATGACTTTGGAGTTATTTTTATTGAATCTGTAAGCCCAGATAGATAAGAGCATTTAAGTAAAGCCTCTAATAAACTAACTTTATCATTTGGCTTAAAATATACAGTATTTGGTGTTGTATTGTTAAAATAGGTGTTAACCTTCATTAATAACGAATCAGAGAACTGAAGCGATATATCTATTGGCTCTATTTCTGATATGGTTAAGTCAGATGTATAGATATACCAACCCTTCCATATTGTACTATAAATGTCTCCAGACTGCAGTTTTTGCAAATCAATATAGAATGTATCTACATCTGCTGTCACAAACTCCGTAAAATCGAAAGAATCTGTATCCCACAGTCCATCATAATCGTTCCAATTAGTTGGTATATCTTCCCAGTATCTTAAATTTAAAGAACCTAATCTGATGTTAAATGTTGCTTTTGATGCTATAAATGGCCTATAAATAGAATCTCCAGACCTATCTGTTTCAATTACAAGTGGGTCACCATTTGCACTAAGTTCATATACAGCATCGGAATAATCCTTTTTGTATATTATAGCCCTGTATTGCCCTGTAGTATTTTGATATACGTCAGAGAAAGTAAAAATATATTTAGCTCCGTATGCCATTAAAAGTATGTGTTTCTATTACCTTTAGCTCTATCGTATAAGATAACTAAATCGTTACCACTAACTCTAGTCTCTAATGTACCTTGTGTTTGTAAAGCTGATGTTACAGCCATTGATGATGTATTTGTAGGGAATGTCATTTGCCCTCTTAATGAACCAAAATTGCTTGGTGGCGGTGCTGCCTGAGTATTCCCAATTCCTGCTCCTCCTCCTCCTGCTATACTCTTAGCTCCCGATCTTGCTGCTCCGGCTAAAGCTAATAATGCAATACCAGCGGCTATAGCAAATGGCCCGCTTAATGTACTTAATGACTTTTTAATATTCTCTATTGCTAAACCAATTCCTATCGCCATTCTACCAAGTTGCTCTGCCATTGAAGCGATACCACCTAATAATGCAGCCCCGAAAGCATTACCCACATTACCACCTGTCGCAAACGCCTCTCCAATAGCAATCATTGAATTAGATATAGTATCTACAATGCCATTTTGGAATATATCGTATATTTGTTGTGAAGTACGTTCAGACTCTAAAACAAAATCTTTTAATTGTTGTTTCTCGAAATCGAATAATTTACTAGGGAATAATTCAAATGTTTTTACTTCTTTCCCCTTTATAGGTGCAAATATTGGCTTTTGGAATGGCTCTTTTACGTATGCTTCTTTTGGTAACGACTCTCTTCTTGATCTGCCTAAATCATCTAAAGATTTTTTTGTGTCTGTAGCTTGCTTACCTACCTTGAATAGATTGTTTATAACGGATAGCAAATCAAAATTGAAATCACCAAATCCTTCTGTTGTAAACTTAACGCTATCCCCTAATTTGGCTACTTGCTGACCCGCAGCTTGAATCATAGCTCCTTTCAATGGATCGTATAGAGATATTACAGCGCCTAATCCTTTTGTTATAAACCCAATATATGCTTGAGCTAATTCTATTAAATTATTAAATACCGATTTACCTATATTCCCTATTGCACCTAATGCTGTCTCCCAGTCTCCTTTTACAACCGCAGCCGCAAATCTTAATATATTAAGAGATATTAGCATTACGTTTTTAGCAAGTGCAAAGAATTTATCTAAAGCTGCTAATACAGTAGGGCCAAATTTTTCCCATATTGCTATAGCTAAATTGATACCAGCGTCTATAATGGCATTAATAGCATCCATGGCTTGCTGAATACCGTAAACAGCTTTACCTAGCATTTCTGATGCGGGAGGAGTGCTTAGATATTGAACTAATCTACCTATTGAGCTTTGGCTATCATTAGCCATCTTATTTATAGCACCAGATACAGTTCCACCGTCTCTTTCTACACCTTGCGCCCAATAAGCAAATACAGTAAGACCAGCAGCTAATACAGAGCCTAATACAGATAGAACCGATCCTAACCCCGCAGATACACCAGATAATAAGACTAATTGGTCAATAAGGATAGGAATGTTGTTTGATATGGCAAGCATACCAAGACCGAAGTTCTGAGAAAAGAAACCAGCATCTCGAATAACCTGACCAAAAGCGAATGTAGCTAACCTAACCCTGCTCATATCGGCACTAACCTTCTGGGCGGCAACTGATGTTTGCTCAAAAGACTTAGTCATTTTTTTGTTAGATTCATCAGCAGTAAACCCAAGGCTTTTTAAAGCAGAATCTACTTCTTTCAGCTTGCTGTTTAGTTGGCTTAAATCTACCGATATTTTGACCTGAAAATTACTATCCATTATTATCTAGTTTTTCTACGACCTCTTGGAAGGCCTCTTTTGTTAGTGGTTCTTGATTAGGCTTTTTAGGTTTGCCTATCTTGTCTGTCCAAAGTGGGAGTATCTGTTCCGGTTTCTTTTGGTCTTGGCGTTTACCAACATTAGCGTTGTAAATCATCGACACAATAGTCCTAGTATGCTCCCAGTCTTGGGTTTTTCTTTTAATCTGACCATAAGCATACCTATTATAGTTTGCCCACGTCATATCGAAGAATTGGTCGGGAAGAAGCCCTACTTCACATATCGCAAAGTCTACGACCTCTTCCCAGCCTATTTTTTTGGCGACTTCTCGCCTTTAGAATTAGAAGCCATCGCCTCCTGTATCTCTATTACACCTTGAGTAGCTTTTACTGATTCTTCGAACACTTGAGTGATTTCTGTAATTTGTGTTATAGGCATTTCATCTACCCAAGCAACTACATCTTCATAAGTAAAGTCCTCAGTTTCTCTTTTTAGTAAGCAGTTGTTCTTTAATCCACAATAAACCAAATCAGCACATAGCTTAATAGGGTTTTGCTCGTTGAACTCTACTACTCCGGTATTAGTGAGCTTTGAATACTCGAATAATGCGTAGTTACCGAATTTAACACCACGCTTTTTACCACCT